TTAATGTGTCTTTTAAGACAGACATTGGTATGCCCAGTTGCAATGACAGAGCTACCTCGAATCTCTCAATAGGTGTCATCGGTTCTGGAGTTGACATTAAGCTTCTACAACTTCTTCAGCTTCTTCGTCATCTCCACCAAGCAGACCTGTTAGTTCTAAGATTGCTTCTGACACTTTGTTAAGGTCAGCAACTGACATTTCTAAAATGTTGTTCATGTCATTCGATACAAAATACCTTTTACCTTCTTCCGTAATGACACCTTCAATAATGACAGTTGCTGCCATCTGAAGTTCTTTACCTTCTCCCACGCTACGCATACGATCTATTGCGCCAGCGGAAAGTTCACGAATATGTACCGTACCACCCCAGTTTTCCATTTCAATTGTGTTAGTCTTTAGGGCGTAGGATTTAAATAGTTCTGATTTGTTCATTGTCTTTACCTTTTAATATATATATAAGTATTTGTTGGATAATAAATACGCCCCCCTCCAAGTGGAAGGAGGCATAGTGTTTTAGGTGTTAACCTTAGCTGTCGTCAGAGAATGTTAATGCACCGTCTACAATCATTGTAGAACTTGCTTTAGCAACATCATCGAAAGAAGTGTCAATACCGAACGAGCTTAAGAAGCCGTCGAATACAACATATTCAGCATCAGTAGCAACAGCGTCAGACTTCCACTTGATACCGAAAGAACAAACTGTTCCTAGAGTAGCAGCAGAGCGCATAGCTAGATGTACTGCGTTACGTGGAGCCCAGTACAACTGTGCGTCCAACTGACCAGCGTCTAGCTGACCACGTAGCTTACCTTTAAACGTCTCACCAAAAGTAGGTGTTTCGATTACAGTAGCTTCGTTAGAAAGAGTTCCCACTTCCATAACGTTAGGGATCAACAGGGTACCACCAGTACCAGCAGAGAAAGCAGTAGTTTGTGCAACTACAACAGTAACACCGCCTGGATTGTCTTCTACTTCTACTGTTGCATTGCCAGCAGCAGCTGTAAATGTGACAGAGAATACACCAGAAGAGACAGAACCAGTTGTGATAGTTGAATCAGTTTCTAGACCAGCCTTGATTGCAGCAGCAAGAGTAGCTTGGTTTGCACCAGCAACGATTACAACAGCAATGCTGTTTGTTACACCAGTAACAGGGTTAGTTACTTTAAGAACCATATTTCCTGCGACAGCAGTAGTAGTGGTTACAGTTACAGATTGGACTTTGGCAGCAGAGCCAGCTCCAGTTGCAGCGAACCAAGTTTTTGGTGCTGCTTTTTCACCAGTTGTAAGTTTACTTGTACGGAAGTATAGTTCCGAGAAGCTAGTTACAAACTTTGAAGAGATATTAGCCATTTTTGGCCTCCATTTAATTTGTGTGTGTTAATTTTTTATTCGTAGTAGTCGTAGTCGAAATCTAGAGCATACTTCAAATATCCAAGATCATTGTCTGTCAGCTTTCTTAATTGACCGACTTGTGTGTAAAGATTGCCAGCATTTGTAGTTCCAGAAACTCCTCCCTGAAATCCCACTATTGAATCGACATAGTCTGCCAACTCTCGCAGCTTCTTGGTACCAGTACCTTCTGCTACGTATAGGGTGAATCTTACAAATCCAGATGTCTTCCTCATACCTTTATTGAATGCTCTAATACTAGAGCCTCCATCCACTACGCTCAAGACCAGCCAAGAGCCATTGTTCAGAGATTTAGACTGTTCACCACAGTCCTTACTAGGTTGGACGAAGTCGTGCCCTTCTACGTATGCTGACGCTCCATGAGCCTTAGCGTTTGTTGAAGAGTAAGTGTCGAAGAATCGTTTTTCAACGATCTGTCGTACAGCTTCATAACTCATATTTATCTCCTTGCCCTCACAGCTGCTAACGCTACCCTAGAGATACCGTCTGGAGCTTGTGGTGATCTTCCGTCTTCGAGTTCTTTCATATAGGGTAAACCATTACTGATGTACACTGAAGGAAAACCCTTGACGTTTAAATTGTAGTTAGGTTGAGAAGGTGAGGTGTCGGATCCGATAGAGAAGTCAGCACTGCCAGCAGTTATGTGCCAGTTTCCTCTTGCTCTACCTGAATCAACAGGAGTCAGTTTAACTATCTCTCCAAAGAGTTCGAAAGCTAATGCCTTAAACTCTAGTTCTGATATGTTCTGAATCTCATCTGTCAACACCATGCCTAGTCTTTTTATATCAATCTTTTTAGCCATTACTTCCTCCCGACCGTAATCTCCCATAGACTGTCTTGGGGGGATAACTTGATCGAGTCTACGTCCCAAAACTTTCCTTTGATACAATACACATCACGTGTGCTGGGTTCAAAGGTTATGTTCTGAGGGAGTATCATGATCTTAGCTGTCACGTTATACTCGTCGCCTTTCAAAGAGTTGTAGTCTATGTCAAGAAGGACAACATTAAAACTGTGAACAGTCGAGTTGCCAGAACTACTATACGTCCCAGTGATAGGATTATAAGTAGAACTAGCAGTCGATGCTGCCTGAGTAAACGTAGCTGGAGTATATAGCTTTTGAGCGGTAAGCGTCTTGTCTATCTTGACGAGTGTAGTTGGTATATTAATAGCCATTACTACCTCCTCGTTAGATTAACAGACTGCACCTGCTTAATTGATGGGTCGGACTCTTTAACTGACTTCAAGAAATCACTGACTATAAAGAATACCTGATAAGGCATATCTGTTAAGTACTCAGGATTCTCTCTCAGTTGAAGAGACATACCACCCAACGTCAGATTAGACAAACTATCATCGTATTGACTCATAGTTGTCGCACCAGCAGCTTCACGCTCAATGAGGTAAAGTGCTAATTCTGCCGTGGCATCTTTAATGAACTCGGGGATTTTCTTGTCATCCTGCCATTGGCTAAACAAAGTAAGATTTTCATCTCGCTCATGTCTACTGCGCCTACGGCTAGAAGTGGCATCCAAGTTAATAGTATTCCTTGTGGGGACATACTTTCTTGGCCAAGCCAGCTTCTGTGTCGAGCTACTAGGTGTACCGATCCATATTTGACGATTTAGGATATCTGTTGCCCAATAAAGAGCAGAAGTACGGGTGCGTTCTGAAGCGTCAATGTATGCGTTATTGCCAAGGCGTCGAGTATGATAATAATCGGCCTCGTGAATTGAGCTAAAAGTGTTGTAGCTGTTAAGCGTTCCACTAACTAGCTCGTCTGCGTAAGTGACTACAGCAGGTATGAATAAGTTATTACTCATGGGTTACACCCTCCTTCTAAAGTATTATTAGATTTGTCCGCGGAAAATACCCAACTCAGAAAAGTTGGCCATACCGACATACCACTTAACACGTGTAATCTCAGCATCAACATCTTCACGTGCACCAAGTTTAGCAACTTGAATACCAGAAGAGTTTTGTGCAGTAAGACCACAAATACCGTGAGAGAAAGAACCGTCATCTACAGTACCACAGAACACGTGTGCAGCACCAGAGCCAGCACCAGCATTACCGCCAGCAAGAGATGCTTGCTCAGCAAGAGTAGATTGAACGAAATCGTTACGGTAGATTGGAACACCACGGTACGATTGTACTTTCATGACACCACCAGAAGAATCTTTAACTTCCATAACGTCATCAAAACCAGCAGCGTTAGATAAACGCAAGGCTTGGGTATACTTACGTACGCCAGCACTGTTCATCATCATGTAATCAACCATTCCGTCTTTGTCATGGATGTTATCAATGTACTCGTCAAGACGAGATAGTAAGGTATCACCAGCACCAGAAGCAGTCATGTCGATTGCAGAAGGAGCAGTAGTACGAGCAGCTAAGGTTACGAAACGATCAAGACCGTCAAAACCTAATGGGCCGTTTACTAGACGTAAAGCAGAGTTGTACAAAACAACACCAGCAGCAGTCAAAGTAATAGCAACGGCAGTTGGAGTACCAGAAGCGAATGGTCCTTTATGAACAACGCCATTTACATATACGTTGATCATGCCAGTGTTGGTGCCAGCTGCAGTATCAGTATCAGCTACTAAGTTAGCCTGCGTGAAGCCTTTGTTGTCTGCACCTGAACCGTTTAGGTCGTAGGTTGGAGTAATTCCACGAGCAGCAGAAAGGTTTGCACCTTGAATTACTGTATCATAGAAGTTCTTAGCAGTAGTTGCAGAAGTAGCAGTTAGAGCAGGAGTACCTGTCAATGCTAGAGAAGCGACAACGCCACGTGTAGCAGAACCTTCTTGTCCGTTGATCATAAGATCCATAAACTTACGGCCAACGCCTTTAGCTTTAGCAGCAACTTGTACAGCAGTAGCATCGTTGTAGTCAGAACCTACAGCTTGGATCAAACCATTTACTTGTGCATCACCAATGATGGTGGTAAGCTCAGTAGAGTGGCGAGTGAAAGTCTGTTGATCTTTGTTGATACCAGAAACACCAGTACGCATAACGCTTACTAGGTCTTGCTGATCAACGCCAACAGCTTCACGGTTGTAAGCCAAAGCATTACCTTGGATTCCTTTGAAAGGAAGGTGCTGGTAAAACTGGTTTACAGTTACGATTGAATCAATAATGCCTTTAACAAGCATGTCGTTTGTTAGGTCACGTTGTGTGCCTAGAGTTAATCCTGAAATAGCCATGTATGGCCTCCATTAATTGTAGTTGCCCCTTTTGGGGTAGTTTTAAAGTTTAGCCTGAAATTAGGCTTATAGAATTAGTATCTCCCAGACACTAGGTTTAACGCAAAGTCTTCAAACCAGCCAAGATCATTTCAGTAGCGTTGCCACTTTCACGAACTGGTGCTGAAGTTTCTGACGGCTGAGTCATGCCCGTTCCTGCAGACTTATTGAAGAGATGTGGAGCTTTATCACTTAGTCCGTCTATCCATTCTCCAACGGATAGCGGTGTGATTGCATCTTCACCGTACATCTTCAAACCATCTGCATCATATGCAACAGGGCGTCCATCTTCAACCTTAAAAGTAGATCGGCCTCTCGTCAAAACGTCTTCCACAGCTGATGCTGCTACTCCACGGTCTGCTGAAAGCGATGCTAACTCTCTGTCGATAACTAAAGAACTGAACTGGTTCTCATAGTTCATGAGCTGCTCTTGTAGACCCGACACTTTGCCGTCATGGTCTCCTCGTAATGAGCTAAGCTCCTTATCTTTTGCGGCTAACACTTCTTGAACTCTACGATCAATCAGTGTATCAACATCGCCTTTGTCAATGAGTTCTTGGTCATCGATCTTGCGCTGTTGTTCAGCCATTGCTGATTCTTTCTCTTGGAACTCTTTCCACTTTTCCAGATCCACACCTGAGAATTTGCTTTCTAGGTCAGCTTGAGCAGACGCATTATCTTCTATCTGCTTACGCAAATCGATATTGTTCTCACGAAACTCGTTCAACTTACCTTTGTCTGCAATACCCTCGACTTCTGACATTGTAAAAACACCAGCATCGTCTTGAGTGAATAGGCTTTCAAAGCCTGTTGGAATGTCTGCGACATCATCATATGTATATTTAATAGCCATCTTAGTGGTCTCCTATTTCCCCGAAATAAGGGTATTGTTTAATGAAAGAAGTAGTCGAGTTTTTCGAAGTCACGGAAATCGTAACTGCCCATCTCTAGTATATCTTCCTTATTGATGTCCTCTATTACCCAAATTCTACCATCGACTGCTCGAGCGGATTGTCCTTTGGAAAGAACCGTTTTATTGGTGTATTTGATCTTTCGACCGAATTCATCTCTTGAGTACCTAACCATCTCTACGCCTTGCGACTTAAAGTGTTTGTAAAGTTTCTCAAGTATATTTTCTTGTTTGTACATCTTGACAAAGGCTGCTTTAGTTTCCTTTTTCATTAGCGACATATTACCTGCGTGTGCACCAAAACTGTCGTGAATCATACTGAAGTCTACTATGCCCCTCTTAGCCATTGCGTTAACTACGAGAGATTTATGCTCTGCGTCGAATGCGTGGATAATGTTAGGTGCGAAAGCTCTTTCTTGCTTAGCCCAGTCCATCTCATCTAGTTCTACTCTAACTTCTACGTTAATCTTGCCACCTTTTCCGTCGTCCAATTCAACCTGTCTGGTCGAAGTCTTTGAGTATGTCATACGGAACGGGTTGCCAACGTTAGGAGTTATTAGTGTAATTTCCTTTTTATTGGAAAGTGTGTGAGCTTCTGCTAGTTGGTTGAACATTGTTCGAGTTTTGAATCCCTCTGGGAACTCGTTTTCAGATGCTTCAAGAATGAGTCTACCTATACGAAGTGTCTCTCCAGCGGTAGGGTTATCAAAGATTTTCTCTCCATTGATTACCGTGCCTTTGAGTGCATCGAAGTAGGTTCCTCCTAAGGTAGATGGGCCAGCGTTATACTGACTGGTCATCAAACCATGCTTTACCGACTTACGTCTCTTACTATGAGACATGCCTTCGAACACGTACTTCTGAATGACAGGGTCATCTGCGTACTTGGTCTTGGCTAGTAGTTCTACTGCATCTCGAGTCTTGATGTAGGCGTCTGCCACACCATTACGAACAGTCATGTTAACTGCTGAAGCAGTAGACTGGTCTCGAGATATTCCTGCTATGTGCTGTAATACGTTTGTTGTACCATCTATCTGTACTGGAATTCTACTCTTGAACTTGCTGATCTTATTGCCAGCCCTAGTCCACTCGATCATTTCAGCTCGTTCTTTAATCATCGCTAGAAGTTGTAGTGCACCATCACCTCTTGGGTCAGCTTCAACAGCAAGTTTCTTGATTTCATCAAGCACATGCATAGTTCCACCTTCACCTTTCGGCACTTGGTACTTTACGTTCACTCCTCGCAGATTCTTAAATACGCCTGTCTGAATCCAGTTGGTCTTCGTCCTCCACCAATCATTGGCGAATGGGTCAGCAGCAGTTTTAAGTATTAAGTCTTCATCTATTAGATCATACAATTTCAACCTCTCCCTGAGGGGTATCTTATCAAATCCTGAGATGTTCATAAACGCTTGGGCAAAATGGTCTTTACCATCTTTACCTAATTCCACAGCATTGTCAAAGAGCATCAGACCTCGGTTGAAGTCGTCTCCCTGCCATTGTAGTGCACTAGCGTTAGAGTAAGTTCGTCCATACTTATCATTGCTCATACCGTTATAGAATTTCTGGTCTCTTAATCCTCGGGCAGTTATCAAAGCACGATTGAAGCTATCATACTTGCTTCGTGTTACAACGTCCCTCTTCGACTTAGGAGCAGATGGTATAAATTCGTCACCGTTGCTTCGGAGCTTTGTCAATACGTCATAGGTATATCCATTAACCCTGATAGCTGTTCCAGCTTCTGTGTCTAAGTTATCAAGCGATGCTTTAGATTTTCCGTTCCTGTATTGAAGTTCTACCCAGTCCGTATTGGAACCACGGATAGCGGCTTCACCAGTATCTTCGTAGATACCGTTGGTCAGAGTTCCCCTGCCATACTTTGGAGCTTTGAATCTAGGCAGACCATCGACTTCGTAGTTCTTCTTGTTCTCTAATAACAGAGTCTCCCATTCGGGGTTGTCTGCTTTCAAAGTCCAAGCTGTAACTTCTCTGATCTGAAAGTCTTGCTTGACACGTTGTACCGATTTCATTCTCTTAACATTTCCAGTCTTAACAAGAGAGTTCATGAGATAGTTTCCTATCCTCAAAGCATCATCTTCGTCTGGGTCAAGAACATTCTGAAACCTGTAGTAGTATCGCTCACCTAGCTTTTTAACAGCTTGGATGTACATTGATCCTTTTTGAGTAGACGATAACGCAACCTCGTTGGTTAATCGTGCTAGGTCTAAAGGATTATCATTTCTTAGTAAGTTAGCTTCCTTGTAAAAAGGAGAACTAGGCTTACGGTAATCTTGATCTATACTAGACTCTATGTTATCATAAGTTGCTCGAAGTATTGGGCCATCAGATTCTAATTCCCAATCCTCTCCAGCTGTCTTACGAGCCTTTCGTAGATCAAGCTTACGTTCTATTGCTTTCTCTGTTCTCAGTAGCCTAGTAAAAGCACCCTGCTTACCTAGTTCTTTCTGAGCTTTCTTAGCCATACGTACTCGTTCATTGGCTCTTTGTGTTCCATCCATGTCATACAGCTTATCTACTTTCTCAATAAATGTTATGAGAGGCATAGGTTTTGTATCGTTAGTCAGGAACTTATCAAGTTGAGAACGAATGTAAATATCAGGAACCTCAGTATCGGGAACCTTGATCTTACCTTTCATGTAACGTCTAGCGTCTTGATACATTTGGGCATCTTGCAAAATAGCTCCCAACTCATCCCTGAGTTCTGGAGGCAATCCTCGCCCAGAAAATACTTTATTCTTGTACTTAGCAAACATAGAGTTGTTCAGGATTGAATCGTTGATTACAATTTTCTCTCCAGGTTTTGTCCTTGAGATTACGAATTGTACTTCTTTCGATTTCATCCTTCTGCCGAACTTGCTAATGTTCATGGGCCTCATCCTGACACCATCCTGTAGAACTCCGAAGAATAAGGATAGAGTGTCTTGAGTGTTGAGTCCCAAGTCTACGCTGAGTTCAGTTGCCGTCTCTCCTGCGTAGTTTCTTAGCTTCCTATTGCCGATAGCAGTAATACGTTTCTTGTATTTGGTTGCTTCAGCCAGAGTAGGCGTGGACTCTAACAAGAATGACTTGTCTCTGTTTATTGCAGCTTTGGCTGTCGTCTTTCCAGACTCAGAGACTAAAGCATAACGCTTCAGTTTCTCTAAGCTATCAGTCGTACGAATCTCTGCTCTAACTAACCTGCTGAAGTATGAGTTCACCGAGTTCTTTAGAGAGTTATTAATATAGCCTATGAAATCTCCATCAATGAATGAGAAGTTCTCGCTACGTGCTAATGTTAGTAAAGACTCTAGCATAGGTACGCTTCGTCTAGTTCCAACGATATCTTTAGACTCTTCGAACATCTCCAGCAATATCTCTCGATGTGCTGAGTTAATCCTCGTGTCTTTAGAAATCTTAGAAATAATCTCATCGTATACTAAACTTTCGGTCTCGTTTAACTTGTTTGTTTGTCTTAGCGTTAGGTCACCTTTACGTAACCCTTCGATTCTCTCGAATCTCTTCGCTGTGTGGTTGTA